CTCGGTAACGCTATAAATTTACTTTGCGGATACTTGAAGTCTATTGCAAGCGGCAATCCTAAGATTTTATACGCATTATGGTATATGTTGGTTTTCTCATCGTATACTTCCGTAAGAGAAACATCATGTCCAGCAACCTTTAGCACGAATGGCAAAAATCCCATACCGGCGGATATATCCAGAGTCTTGAGTTTTATATCATCTGGAAGCTTTAAGGCGTTTATGAAGTCGATTAGCCTATTTACTGCCGAGTACCAATGAAGATACTTTTCCATACCGTAGCATTCACAGAAGCCATACAGGACAATGAATATTCTCCATGCCGCGGCTTCTTTGACTGTTTTCTTCATAAAATCTTTGTAATTCATCACTTTATCACCTCATAGCAAGCTGCAAACATTTTAGGTTTCATTATTGCGAGATTTCCGAGTCTATCCTTGAGAATCCAATCGCCTTTAACGACTTCTTCCGTTTGCGCCGATGGAGTAATAATATTCGGATACTTCAAGGTGTTATCAACTTTACCGCCGATAAACTTTTTGCATTTAACAAAATTGAATCCTGAGAATTGAATAGCATCAACAATGATAACAGGTTTCTTCATGTATTTAGCCATTACAACAACCTCCAGCAAGTTTCATACGTTTTAAATTCAAATCCGCGAGTATCAATCATTATTTGAACGGCTTTTTTAACGCTAGGCCATGTGTAATCGTCACCGCAGATAATCGCATCAGGGAACAATTTGTATGCTTCTGTAATATCATTTATGACATTTGTTGTGTCGTGGCTCCAATCGATATAGATTAGATCCGGTTCAACTCCTGCCGCCTTGACTGCCAATAATCCTACGGTAGAATCTTTACGAACAGGGAATACTCTATCTTTATGATCCCACATATTGACAATGAACTTTTCAAATAGTTCGTTCACATCTTCCCTTTGTTGATGTTCAATGCTTCCTTTCCAATGATCGATACAGATAATACTTGCATTAGGCGCGAGTTCCAGAAAATGAGAAGCTGAACAACCCATGAATGAGCCACCATCAATGATAACTTTCATTTCAGGAGTGATTATTTCCTCGAACATGCCAATATTGACACCATTACACCATCCGGTCGGTCTACCATTTGTAAAGTCTTTCTCAATACTTGGTTTGACTGTCGGATACGGAAAACTTACTTTTAGTTTATTCATTGTTTTGATTCTCCTTTTTTATAAGTTTACCACATTTAATACAAATATCGTGGATATATGTTTTAGATTTCGCTGCGGTAATAGTTTTTGTAATATTACTAGGCAATATCATATTTAGAATATCATATAATTGACCGCCATCTATTTCGCCCTCGTTATATCGAGGTCTAAATTCGTGATTGCATAAACTCATTTCAATAACTCCTTGATTACATTATGTTCATTAATTTTATCGTGAACGAGAGATTCGCCACGCGGATATGCTGATATTGGGTGATGAAACGATTTAACAACTGTACAACCGCATAGTTCAGCTTCATAGTCTCGATAACACATTTCACCCCAACCGAAAGGTGATACAATATATTTGGTATTCAATAGTTTGTCAACAAATTGTGTAAAATTAAGCTTCTTGCTGCGGTGTACTTCAACATTAAAACCTTTTTCTCTATGTTGCTCAATTGACCTTATCCATGATTCACGATGCGCGGAAATCAATCTACCAGAGATACTTTCTTTATTGTATTCCACAGTACCAGCAAAGAAGTAATCAATAGGTCGCTCAAGAGTATCTTTAATTTCAGTTTTCTTAAGCATTTCAAATAATGTTTCAAGCCTGGTATAATGCAGGAAGTTGAAACCAAATTGTATTTTGGCAAAATCCTTTTCTGATACCTGCAGTGGTAATTTAGCATGTTCCTTAAATTCTTCTTCCGTTGCAAGTGTTTCTAAAAATACTCGTCCGCCTATTGACGGATCATTATGATATTTTAAGTCCGTATATGAATACATTTTTACGAAAGTAGTAACGCTTGGATGCGCAATTACTTTACGGTTCCTGATTTCAGCACTATCGCCGCGTTCAATTACTAAAAGGTTTTTATATCGTTCAAGATAATCCGGGAACGCTCTAATATCCTCGGTAGTCGTAATTGCATCGTATTTATCAGAAGCTTGAAGATCTTCAATGTACCGAAGATAGCATTCTGATAGTGGATTACTGTTTGTTAGTAGTATTTTCATTACTTCCCCCCTCTAATAATCTTGGACTTGGTTATCTTGCGCGGTTTTGGCTTCCTGCGAGTGCGGTTGCCATGCTTTACATTATCCAATGGACAATTCATCGGGTGATGTTGACTTCCGCATCTGTCGCACCATAAATCGTTGTTACTCACTGATAGCCTCCTCTGGATTGTCGTGTGTTGTGCCTGTGATTTTAATTTTTTCAAGTATTTCTTTTAAGTAGTTATGATCTGAAAATCCTATAAAATACTGGTAGCTCTCACCCTTGTATTGCCACCATCCAAAACCCCCGTTGTGATATTCGCAAATTAATGTTTCTCCGCTAGATAGCTCAAACTTGTCGTTTTCGAATAAAGGAACATCAAGCCCTGTGCATTGACCGACTGTTTCGGGGTCTACTTTATGTTTTGTTATTTCAACGCATGGATTGCCCTCATTTCCGTATGATTCGTTTTTGACTAAAATAAAATAATCATCACCACCAAAAACCCACGACCTATCAAGATAACAGCCAATAACCCACTCGCCATTATCAATCCTGCGACCTCTAAATAAGTATCTATCTATCATCTCTCAATCCTCCTTAAGTTCTGTTAGTATTTGGGTGGTGGTTAGCTTTAGTTGTTCTTCTCTTGTATCTCCAGTGCAGAAACATTTATATTCGCAATCGTCGCAGTACGAACGTGGGCATTGCTCAACCATTTCCTCAATCATATCCTCAACTATCTTCTCTAGTTTACTCATGGTCTGCTCCTGTTTTAAGTTTTGATAGTTCTTTTGCTAGTTCGCTTGTTGAAGTATAATAAGTTGGAATATGTTTAAGTCTTACACATTGTTTGTGATACCTACAGTCGGTGGGATTTGCGAAACATACAATAAATCCTGTACAATGGCATTTCATATCCCTCGCCAGCGTTTGACTCTCGTTAGTGTTCATTTAATAACCTTTTTTATAATTGACCTATATTTACCTATAATTGATTCCCATGAGTGGACTTCTGCAAATATGCGTGATTCTTTTGATATTCTACTGTATGTTTTCTTATATCCGATTAATTGGCGGATAAAATATTTTATGCTATCAACGTTGCGTTCAACGAATATGCAATTCTTGGCGTGTTCACAGGCTTCGCCATGATAACCGACACCTTTTACTATTAAACATGGAATACCTGATGCCATTGCTTCAAAAACACTATTTGAACAGCCCTCCGCTTCTGACGGTTGAGCATATATCATCAATGATCTGTAAAAGTCCGGCATTTCGTCAGGAGTAAGTTTATTATCAAGGTTTACTTCGCGATATAGAATTCCTAATTGCTCACAGGCTTCTTTAACCAATAATGAACCCTTTAAGTCTCCGCGATTACCTTTGCTATTCCCGGCAAATCCTACAACATACTCGTAATGTTTATCAGATGGTGAAAATTTAACTGTATCAACACCGCATGGAATAAGAGTAACATTTTTGAATCCTGCTTTCTTCGCTGCCTTTGTGGCAACTAGATTTTGGGTAACACATGCAGAGGAAACTTTTTTGTATTTGCGAGATTGTTCTATCCGCGTATCAAGATTAGCTCCACCGGTAGATAGTGTCCATATAAAAGGTTTATTAATCATTCCTACATTTTTTAGGAAAATATCAGGATAGCCACGCATGTAAACGAGGTCGCATACAGCTAATAATGTTTTGGAATGAGTGGAAAATTCTTTTTGTGGAACTATTGAAAAATCGTATTCTGGAAGATGTTTTGCTATACTTCTTGCTTGAGTAGTCCAACACCAATTCTTGTTGTCTACAAGAAATAAAATCCTTTTCCGCTTGGGGTTCACCTTTCGGCTCCATTTTAAAATTAATCTAACCTTATTATGTCTTAGAATAATACTTATACTTGGATTTGTCAAGAGAATTTCTATAAAAAAGTAAACATTTAACATTGTTTAAGGTGAAACGTTGTTCTTTTAAGTTGATAATGTTTTCACTATGCTTTACTTTGCAGGTAGTATAATGAATGCAATTTTATAGGAAAGACGATATGGAAAACATGGTTACACCAGATCCAAATTCAAAGGTACAGGACTTGTTTGGTCCATCGGAAGAGACTAAACCGAGCACTATTGTTGCCGAGCCTGCCGGAATATCTGAACAAGTCTTAAGTCTGCTTGCTGCTCATATACGAAATACTGTTAATTCTTACCAATTTGAGAAAGCATTAGTTCAACAAGAAATTGAAAGATGTAAACTCCAAGCAAGAAGCGAATATGATGAAGTAACCGTAAATAACTATTCTAAAACTGGCATTGGGTGTACTGATTATCAACCATTAACGGAAGCAAAGATAAATGTTGCTCATGCTATGCTGTTCGATATAGTTTATCAAGCTGGTGATAGACCGTGGATGATTGAACCTACATCGGAACCTGACCTACCTGAAAAGATTTATGCTGAAATAACAAAGTTATCCATAGAGGAAATGCAACGATGGGAAGCAGAGGGTATACAGTTTCATGCTGCGGATGCTTATCAGCTCGGTAATGACATGCGCCATGATTACGCCGCCTTGGTAAACGACGAGGCTAAGAAGCGAGCAGAGGCAATGCAGAAGAAAATGGACGATCAGCTTGAAGAGGGTGGGTTTTGGCAGGTAGTTGAGGGTGTAGCAAAAGATTTCTGTACATATCCAGCCTGTTTTATGAGAGCAACTGTCAGGAAAGAACGGACTGCTAGATTTTGTGGTGGTAAACTTGTAGAGGAAGATAAAGATTTAATCCAATGGGAAAGAGTATCTCCATTTCATGCTTATCCATCAAGGAACAATAAAGACTTAAACCGCGATTCATTATTTATGAAAGTTTCTTATAATCGCGCGGAAATATATTCATTAAGGGATACTCCGGGATATAATTCTTCTAAGATTGACGAAGCTTTAACTGAATTTGGCGGTGCTGGATTAGTTGAAAAGGATGCTACTGTAACCGATAATGTCGAAGCAAGTCGGTATGATGATTCCGATATGGAATATACCGGAACTGTTTCATCTGGCGTTATAGAGGGTTATGAGTATTGGGGAAACGTTCCTGGAAAGATGTTGAAAGATTGGGGCATGACAGAAGATTTTACTGATTTAGCTGAATATGCGATACATGCAATTTTAATAGGAAATTATATTATCTTTGCTGAATTAAATACCAATGCGTTAAATAGAAAACAATTTTATACCGCTTCTTATGAAAACGATTTAGATTCTGTATGGGGCGGATCTCTTCCCAGAAAAGTACGTTCTGCTCAGAATGGACTAAATTCAGCTAGACGAGCATTAATTACAAACATGGCATTGACTTCCGGCCCACTGTCTATAATTGATGTTGATGCTCTTGATAGTAGCATAGATCCGCTTGACTTGTTTCCTTTAAAATCATTTTTGTATCATGGCTCTGATCGAGTAGCAGGGAATAAATCTCCGGTTGAATTTTATCAACCAAGCGCAAATCTTAATCAATTATTACCAGTAATGGATAAGTTTTTAAAGGAAGCAGATGATTTTTCTGGACTTCCTCGTTATTCTCAAGGTGATGCTGCCGGAGCCCAAACAGGCGCGGCCGGTACTGCAACCGGATTATCAATGCTGATGAATGCACAAAGCAAAACATTTAAAAAAGTTATTGCTAATTTTGATTGTGGAATAATCCAAAAACCTCTTGAGGACCTTTATTATAGAAATTTAGCTGATCCTGAAATTCCTGACGAAACAAAAGGGGATATGCGAATAGTTACTCGCGGTGTATTAGGCATGTCAATAAAAGAACAAACCATGATGCGCCAGCAAGAATTATTGACGATGATTTTAGGCTCCGAGGTGTTAATGGGAATGATCGAGCCTAAAGGATTAGTTAAGCTCATGCGCGAAGTTGTTAAAAATTATGACATTGCGCCAGAACAGTTACTTCCAAATGATACTAAACTTGAGGAAATGGAAAATCAAGCACAGCAAAATGAAGCCTTAAGTGGATATGTTGAACTATTGAAAACGTCATTTGATAGCGGAATTATAGACGAGGATCAATTAAAGATGATGTTCCAAATGCTTAATGGTGGCGGACAGGGTATAATGAACGCTCCGCCGGCTCCTGAACAAGAACAAGCACCACAAGCAATAGAGGAGAACCCGAATAATGTTTAAACTTGAAACAGCTAAAGAAAGAGAAGCATTTAAACTTTTAAAAGGTCATAAATTTGCTGACATTATGAAAGATGTCCTCAAGCGTGAATTGAATATGCACCATAAAATTATGGAAAATGAAATTGATACCAATGCGACAAACGTATATAAAGGTCGTTGTCATGCTATAAGAGAAACATACAAACTCTTTAATGATGATCCTAAAGATGGAGCAGATAACTATGTAGAACCTATTGCTCCTGTAGTAAAAGAAGTTGTAAAAGTAAAATGGTATATGAAAATAATTAATAAACTTAAACACCAACCGGATACCCAAAACGGCCCGGTAAAATAAACGCTGGATACTCGAAAGAACCCGGCAAGGAAGTAAAAGATGGCTGAATTAGAAAAAACAGCGGCAAAAGAAGCAGAGGGTAAGAAAATTATTGATTCTATTTTGGACGATAATGGATTGCCAGACGCAGTAAAAAACAATTTAAGGGATGCTGTTAAATCAGATGCAGAGACTTTTGGTAAAAAAGAGCCTGCGCCTAAAGTTATTCCTGAACCTGTTCCTGCGATTGTTGAAAATGCCGAGACTGTCGATACTCTTAAAGTTAAAGAACCGACGGAAGTAGTGGAAGAAGTTGTTGATAAAAAGTTGGAAGTTAAACCGGTAGTTGAAACGGCTGAGGAAGTAATTCCTGAAACTCCATCTAATTATGAACAAATGTATTTGTCATTGAAAGGTAAATACGACGCGGAAATTCCTCGTTTAATAAAAATAGCTAAGTCGAAAGATGATGTTATTGATTTTTACAAGGATGCTAATAAAATACTACAAGGGAAGCTTGATGCTCCTCCTGTTAATATCCCTGTCGAAGATTATACCCTTACTGATGAGACTAAGCAGAAATTCGCGGATATGGGTTTTGATGGAGAAGATTTAGGATTGCTTCAATCAACTATTGATGATGCTACCCGTCCTCTTCGTGAACAACTCGCAGTTAAAGCAAAAGTTGTTGTGAATACTGGATTACAGGCATTTGATAGCTTATTAGTTTCTGATGGCTATATTGATTCTGTTTCCATGAAAAAACAACCTCAATATGATTTTTCAATGCAACATTACGAAGATCGTGGCTTTACTCCGCAGGAAATTCTTGATTCGGCTATTAGTAAAAATGACAATAATGCGGCGGCAGACCTATTAAGGGATGTCCAGATGCAAATGGTTGAAGATGGTCGTTGGAAAGGAAAACACCCAATGGATAATCCTGAACCTGAGCCTGCTGCAGAGGCTCCGATTATTACGGCAACTCCTGCGCCAAAAGCTGTTTTTCCACACAGTGTTAATACTCCTAGTGCTCCTATAGTTAAGGACGAGCCATTCGCAGTTGATTACATCGAAAAACTTTCTATGCAGCTTCAAAAAGGTAAAATTACCGAGGAAGTGTATGAGAAAGAAAAAACCAAATATCTTAACCAGTTAATGAACCAATAAAATCTGGTTAATACAATAGAAAGAGGTCAATTATGGCTTTAAATTCAACAGCATTTATACCACAAGTGTGGTCGTCTCTGATGGTCGCGGCTTTGTACGCTTCTACAACTCTCTCAATGATTGCTAATACCAATTACGAGGGCGAAATAAAAGAACAAGGTAACGTTGTCAAAGTTCGTATCACCCCGCATATCACTATTCGCGACTATACTCCTGGTGTAGATCTCGAAATTGATGAACCAACAAAAGCATTGATCGATCTGGACATCGACAAAGCTAAATATTTTAACTTTCCTGCGGAATACGTAGAAGTTAAACAGTCAGACATCCCATTCGTAGCGAAGTTTGCTGAATCGGCTGGTAAAGACATGAAAATTGCCATCGAACAGGGTGTTTATGCAGACATCTATTCTGATGCGCCTGCCGCTAACTCCGGTACTGGTGCCGGTCTTATCAGTGGTAATCTTGATTTGGGTACTGCTGCAGCTCCGGTTTCAATTACGGCGCTGAACATTGTCCAAAGTATTACTGACTTACAACTTGTTCTTGATGAACAGAACGTTCCTGTAGAAGATCGCTGGTTGATTCTTCCATCATGGGCTCATTCTATTCTGATTCCGAATGATGCGTTTGCCGCTAATACTTCTGGTGATGATAAAAGTGCTTTGCGTAAAGGTAAAGTTGGTGACTTTTCTGGATTTAGCATTTATAAAAGTAATAACCTGCGTACAGTTGCAACTCTCGCGAGTGGTGATGATGCTACACAGACAAATGTTATTTTCGGTCACAAGGATAGCCTAACATTCGCAACGCAGCTTTTGATTAACAGCGAAAAAGTAACCTCTGAGCATCAATTCACGGATTATTACCGTGGACTGCATGTGTACGGGTACTTGGTTTGTCAACCGGAATCTTTTGGTGCCGCAGTTTGGACTAGAGGATAAGAGTTAAATCCGTTCTTACTCCGTGTTAGATAGCGCGGAGTAAGTTTTACTCATAAATTAACAAAGGTAATTATTATGAATGCAAAAAAAGCAAAAACCAACGACAATCAAAGATTTCTACAACATCGCGTAACCAAGTGTATATTTCCATATACTGATATAGAAGCAAAAAATCCAAAATTTATAGTGTGTACTAAAAACGGCATTGCTATTGGCAGTGGCATCGAGGCTGGCGATATGAATAAAAGTATCGAAGCCCTTGAACAGACTATTATCCAAAAGGATAGAGAAATTTCTAATCTTAGTGTTTACGTTATGGAACTCGAAGCAAAGGTTATGTCCGGTCGTAGCAGAAAAACTGAACGTGAACAAGAACTTATACACATGGGCCGAAAACCATTAATGGAAGCAGCATTATTAGCAGGGATTGATAGTGCTCCGCAGAAGTTTCACAAAGGCAAAGAGCCTGATTTAGTAATAGCTATTCTTGCTCTTGAATTTTCCGAACCAGATAAGGAATAAATAAAAATGTTTAATGCAAGCGCAGTTATTAATACCGTAAAACTAAAGCTCAGATCTAATCCTGTTAGCTCTGCAACTTTTGTGCTTCTTGTCTCTGCTGATATATTGACAAGGATCAAGTTGAAATTTCAGTCTACGTTTACGGCTGTTAGTGCTAGTGCGGTGTTGTCTAACGTGCGTATTGCCCTTAGTGATACTGTCGCGACTTATAGGTGGTCAGATGGAGTTTTGTCTACTTATATCCAAGATGGTATCGCCAATATTAAACAGAAGCGCGCAGATGCAATCTCTCCGGATGGCTCTGTGCGTGATGGGTTCGCAACTGCATTATATTTTTATGCTCTCGCTAGGGCTTATGATGATGATGCAGGGTTGACTCCTAATAATAAATCTTTATCACAATCTTATGATGCTCAATACCAAAACGAATTAGAGATTGCATTATATTTTTATACCGACACAAACATATCTACAAGTATCGCTGCGGCTATATCTACCGTAAAAAGTAAACGCATTGATGCTAATTATGCTTATGACGGAACCGTTTTGGCTATATCAACAATAAGAGATAGTTTCGCTGATGCAGTTTATTTTTATGCGTTAAGTGATATTTATTCAAAAGATAATCCAGCTTTATCACAGAGCTATGAAAAGGAATTTTACGATAACCTGGGTACTGTTTTGTATTTTTATCCTGAAACTGTTCTTTTAGATGGCATTAATAATGGAATTCAGGCGGTATTTAGGGATCGTCCCGATGCTTATTTGACTGACACAGGACTGTTAAGGGATTCAGAAATAACCGTAGTAGTAGATGGAATTATTGATTTACCTATTATAGTTAAAAACGCAATTATAAATTTTACTGCCTATGAGGGTGTTCTGGCAGTCAAGGAAGATGCAAAACTGGCAACTTTATTTTTATCAATATACAATAAGGAGGTCGGAAAGTAATGGAACTATTAAATGATTTATATCCACTTATTCAACCATACATGACCGGAGCTGTTAAAGCGGTAATAGTTCAATCGGTTCGTTTGGGTGCAAGGCGATGGTGTCGTGAAACTGGCGGCTGGCGGTCTACTCATACTCAGGATAGCGATAAAGACGAATTGACATATACCTTTACTCTCGATTCCTATGATGCGATAATGCTTCGTGTTGTTTCCGTAAATATAAACGGCTCACAATATGACCTTGAGGAAGATGATTATACGGTTGCCGATGATAGATTGTCAATAACTTTACAAAATGCACCTAGTTCAAGTGAGACTGACGGCATGGTGATTGTTATTTCTATGATTCCAGAACTTAATGCTGAACAATTAAGCAATCCTTTCTTCGACCGCTGGTTTGAGGCGATATTGGCGGCGGCAAAAGCTGATATGTATAAACAGCCAATGAAACCATATACTGATTTAACACAATATGATCTTTGCAATCGTGAATTTACAAGGGCGGCAGGAAATATGAAAGTTGAAAACTTCCGACAAGCCCGGACTTCTAAAAATAGAATAAAAACTGAATCATCAAGGACTATATGGGGGAGATCATGGGGAATTTAAATGTAACACTTTATATTGATATACCTAGCAAGGCTTTTACTGTGCAACCTGACCCGTTGAATAAGCGAGATTATGTTGATTTAGCTGTTTTTGAACTTACTGATAGTATTATTTCAGCTAATACCCTTATGTCGATAGATTACGAGGGCAATACCGTTGCAACCGCTGCGGTTATATTTTCTGGTGGAAATGCTATTTTCCCTATGAATTTAAATTCATCTGAATTAATCGCTATTTTTGCAGGTAAAAGTGATAGCTACTCGGACAACTTTAATATATTGATTCAGGATAATGATAATGCAAATATACTTTTAAATACGCTTATTCCTATTAAGAATATTCCGGCAGTTGATGATTCTAGTTATGGCGGAACTCCTCTTTATGATGATAGTTTGGGAAATTTAACAGAAGATACCTCTAATATTTTAACAATAGTTGGTGGAGGGCTTGCTACATTTGGCGATGTAACTTTACAAGTCAAGACCGCCGCAACCGCACAATCTGGATACTTAACATCAACTGACTGGAATACATTCAACGCTAAGAGCAATCTCGCTTTAGGTGAAACATCCGTAACTGCTTATCGTGGAGATCGTGGTAAGATTGCTTACGACCATACTTTGCTCGTTACCGGCAATCCTCATGTGGTTACTGCAACCGAAGTTAATTTAGGTAATGTTACGAATGAATCAAAAGCAACCATGTTTACGAGTCCTACATTTACCGGAACCGTAACATTGGCAACTCCTTTTACTTTAGGCGCGATTTCAGTAACGACTACTGGAACGCAATTAAATTATTTAACGAATGCGACCGGAACAACTGGCACAAGTTCGACAAATTTAGTATTTTCTACTTCTCCAACATTGGTTACTCCGATATTAGGAGTTGCAACCGCTACAAGTATTAATAAATTGACAATTACAGCTCCGGCTACATCTGCGGTTTTAACCGTTGCTGATGGAAAAACATTTACTGCTTCAAATACTTTGACACTCACCGGTACCGATACATCAACTTTGAATATCGGAACAGGCGGAACTTTGGGAACTGCTGCATATTTAGCAAGTGGAAATTTAACCGAATCAACATCAAGTGTATTGACAATTACGGGAGGAACGAATGGGGTTCTTGGTAATGTTACAATATTGGTAAAAACCGCCGCAACTGGACAATCAGGTTATCTTACTTCTGCTGATTGGAATACTTTTAATAATAAACAAGATGATCTAGGCTTCACGGCAGAAGATGTGGCCAATAAGGTAACATCTATCTCAAGCGCTTCAACTGATACTGAATACCCATCTGCAAAATTATTATATGATACGGTTGCTGGTAGTGGGGATATGGTCCTTGCAGA